TTAGAATTACTGTTGTTGTAGAAGACATACAATTACCAACAAATAGCAAATATTATGAAAAAGGAGATGTCGCAAAGTTACTGACTTTAGGATACAATAAAAATTATCTGGTAGATAACAATTGGATATTTAATACAACAGTTAAGTGCGAAGTAAAATCATTCACTTCTGATGGAGAATTTAAATATACAATTGAAACATATGACGAAAATGGAGTATATGAAGGTGATAGTGTAGAAGTAGAATACATTGATTCTTCCACTGGAACAAGAGAAGTTGCTACTATCAATGGTTCTAATGTAAAGATACCTACCGGTAGTATCCCAGGAAAGATATTCCAGATACAAACTAGTGGGTTTAATATCTCATCAATTTTTTATATTCGAAGAATTATTTCAAAATTTTCAAATAAATTTGTCTCTGATGTATTGAATGTATACAGAGATTTTAAATCAAATGTGGTATATGCAACATCATCATCATTACCTTCATATGGATTAAGTATTGGAGAAAATGTTGAAGATTTTAAAATTGCATTAAATGGATCTTTTTCTGGAGAAACTTTAAAAATAGTAAATGATGGCCAAGATCATGGATTTTTAACAGGAGATTCTATACTATACTTACCTGAAGATGAATCTTCACCTAATAATAGATTTGATATTCAATCCGGAATTTATTTTACAAAAAGAGAGAGTGAAACAGAGATAAAACTAGCAAGAAGTAGATCTGATATTAAATTTGGAAGATTTGTTTCTGTTGGATCAACAATAGTAACTAATGCTACCATAAGTTTAACAAAATTTGCAAAGAAAAATAATATACCCTCAGAAATTGATTCGCAAAAATTAGTTAAATTAATTAAATCTCCTGAAAATGATGAAAACAAATATGAAACTTTATCTGGTACAACTGGAATACTTATTAATGGCGTAGAAATATTAAATTATAAATCTGATGATTATATCTATCATGGCGCTATAAAATCTGTTGATGTAATTTCCCCAGGAAACAATTATGATGTAATTAATCCACCTGCATTAGAAATTTTACCTGCATCATCTGGTCTTTCTAGTGCTCTTGGTTATTGTGGAGTTGAAGGATCACTACAAAAAATTGATGTCATCGATAGTGGATTTGACTACATTGACACACCAATAATAACAATTACTGGAGGTGGTGGCCAAGGAGCTACAGCTTTGGCAGAAATGATAGATTATGAGCATTCTGTCGATTTTAACCCATCTTCATCAAATCCAAGATTTAATCTTGTTGGATTGGGAAGCACAAGTATATTAGGATTTTCAACTTATCATAAATTTAGAGATAATGAATCTGTTATTTACTTACCTGGGGAAAATCCTATAGTAAGTGGATTAACTACAGAAGCAAAATATTATGTTAAAGTTTTAGATGAATATAAAATAACACTACATAGAACTCTCAGTGATTCATTAGTAAATATTAATGCAATTAATTTAACTTCATATGGAAGTGGAAATCATAGATTCAAATCTACAACCATAAAGAAAAAAGTAGGTTCTATTATAGTAACCAATCAGGGATCTGGATATAAAAGTAAAAAAATATCGGTAACTTCTTCAGGAATTAACACTTCTACAGATACTATAAAAGTATATGATAATCCATACAACAGTGGTGATGTAATTTATTATTATGGTGCAAATCAAAATATATCTGGATTGGATACTGGAAGATATATTGTAACTAAAACTAGTGAAGATTCATTTAAATTATCCAGTGTTGGTATTGGGTCAACCTCTCGGGACTTTTTCTATAAAACAAAACAATATATTGACTTTAAATCAAGTGGTTCTGGATATCATATATTTGATTATGAGCCAATATCTATCAATATTTCTGGAAGAGTAGGAATATCTACAATATCTCAAATTGATGTTGGCGCAATTGTTCGACCAATTTTTAGAGGAACAGTAGTTTCTACTTTCATTTATGAGGGTGGTGTTGGATATGGTTCATCTGAAATTGTAAATTATAACAAACAACCAGAATATAATTTAAATTCCGGATCTGGAGCATTAATAAATCCAATCGTTTCAAATGGAAAAATAATTAGTGTAGCTATCACTAAACCTGGAAGTGGTTATAATTCTCCACCAAATTTAGTTATTAAAGGTTTTGGTATTGGTGCATCATTAGTTCCCATTATACAAAATGGACAAATAATTGAGGTGAAAATAATAAGTGGTGGAGTTGGTTATGAACAAAAAAATACAATTATTGAAATCTCTTCAGCTGGCAATGGATGCAAGTTAAATTTTAATCCACAGATTTGGACAGTAAATAAATTTGAAAGATTGAGGACAAATTCCAAACTATCTTCCAATGATAGTGTAGTTTTTGTTGGAAATGATAAAAACTATGGATTGCAGTATACTCATTTATATTCTCCCAGGTCTTTAAGAAAGAAAGTATTTGCAAAAAATATAGAAGAAGGGAATCCAGTCTACAGAAATGACTATCAAAATGATTTCCAAACAAAAAAATATCACTCTCCTTTGCTTGGGTGGGCATATGACGGAAATCCAATATATGGTCCATATGGTTATGATTCTCCTACAAATAATACTGTAAGATTAATTACTAGTGGTTACTCAGATCCAGTAGACAATCAAGCAAATAGACCAAGCAAAACTATATTTCCTGCGGGATATTTTGTGGAGGACTATAAATTCGCTAATAGTGGCGATTTGGATGAACATAATGGGAGATTTTGTGTAACTCCAGAGTTTCCAAATGGAACTTATGCATATTTTATGACTTTGGAATCTGTATTAGAAACTTCTGGATTTTTTATTGGAGATAGAAAACCAAGATTTCCATATATTATAGGAAATTCTTTTAAATCGAAACCAATAGATTTTAATTTTATTAAAATCAATCAAAATACATTTGAATTTTCGAATAATATTGTAAGGAACACAAGACCATACAATACTTTATCCAAAAAATCGATTTATGAACCTTTTACCAAAGTAAAAAATCTTGACTTACAAGATTCTAAGGTAGAAAATATTAATAGAGGATCTATAGATTCTATACAAATAGTATCTGGAGGAAAAAATTATAAAGTAAATGATAGAGTTGTTTTTAACAATGAAAATTCTGGTGGAGTTTCCGCATCTGCTAAGGTTGATTATGTAAAAGGTAAAACTATAACAGGAATTTCACAAACTACTACTAAAATACTTGATGTAGAATTTTATCCTTCGTTTGATACCAATAAAATTATTGGATTTTCTACATCCCCACATGGACTTTCCAACAAAGATTTCGTCTTTGTCAATTCTTTATCAAACTATGATAAAATTTTAGAAAGCTCATTCAATGTGGAGGTAAGGCCAAATAATTTTGTTCTTACTTTAGATATTGGTGATGCATCTGTTACTGGATTAACAACATATTTTTATATTTCTGGATTACTCGAATATCCATCTATTAGAGAGAATGATATATTATCAATAAATTCGGAAAAAATAAAAGTCCTTAATATTGATAAAGATTCTTCCCGTATTAGAGTTGTGAGAGAGCAAGACTCTACAGTATCAACAGCCCACTCTGCATCTACTTTATTATATGAAAATCCAAGGAAATTTTTTATTGATCTGCAAGATAGAGCAAGAAATCAAAATTATAAATTAAACCGTGAATTATATTTTGATCCTAAGGAATCTTTAGGAATTGGAACATATGTTGGATTTGGTCACACAATTACATTTTCAAACCCTGGTGTTGGGATAACCTCTATAATTATTCCACAAAAATCTATACTCATAAAAAATCATGGATTAAATACTGGGGATCAAGTAAAATATCGATCAAATAGTGGAATAGGAATTTCAGTATCTAAAGATGGTACATCGAATTTTACTTTAACTGATGGAAGTGATTTATATGTCGCAAAAATATCTAATGATCTCATTGGTATATCCACCATAAAAGTTGGTTTGGGGACAACTGGTTCTTTTGTTGGAATATCGCAAACTGGATCTACATTATTTTTAACCAGTGTCGGAACAGGAAACTACCATAGTTTCCAGACCAAGTTTGATAGTCTATCAAAAGCAAATATAATAAAAAATACAGTAACAGTATCCACCGCATCAACGCATTCACTAAAAGTAGGTGATAATATTAATTTAAATGTATTATCCGGATTAACTACGACTGTAGTTGTAAAATATAATGATTACAATCGAAGATTAATAGTAAATCCAAGATATTTTTCTTCTATTGACATTCAAAATAATTTAATAACAATAAAAAATCATAAGTATGATACAGGACAAAAATTAATTCACACATCTTCTTCATCGGCAAATGGGTTAGAAGACCATGGAATTTATTATGCAATAGTTTATGACAGCGACAGAATTAAACTTGCGAATTCTTACTATAATGCAATAAATCAATATTCTATTGATATTAAAACTTCTTCTTTTGGGACTTTATCTGAGGTAAATCCAAAAATAAGTATAATAAAAAATCAAAAAGTTATTATAGATCTATCAGACTCTTCATTATCACAACCTTTTGGTATTGGAAAAACCGCTGCATTCGATTTTGAGTTATATACTGATCCAAATTTTTCCAGCAAATATTTTCCAATCGATACAAATGGACTTTCTAAGATACTAAAATTTGGTGTGATTGGCGTATCTCCTTTTGCTAGAGTTGAGTTTACTGTTGATAAAGATTTTCCAAACTCAATTTGGTATAGTCTAAAACCAAGAACAAATTTGGACTTAATTGATCTAAAAAATGAATATGCAATCGATCAAGAAGTAATTGAAAATAATAAAATATCTTTTGTCGAAAGTGTTTTGAGTGGAGAAAAATCAATTGTTGGTTTTGGGTCCAATACTTTTAGTTTTAATAATGAATTTAATTATGAGTCAAATATATACACTCAAAATGATGCATCTTTTAGTTACTATACAAATTCCATAAATGAACTCGGCGAGATAAAAAGTTTAAAAATGACTTCCAATGGAATGAGGTATGAAAGATTGCCGTCAATATCTACTGTTTCATCTTTTACTGGTAGTGGAGCAATATTAATACCAAAAAGTGAAACAATAGGAAGAATAAATTCTATGAATGTTATTGATATTGGATATAATTATTTTACTGATAATACTATCAAACCAACTATCAAATATGCCACAGTATTAAGAGTAGTTCCACTATCAAGGCTAGAATCTATTGATGTCATTTCGCCAGGATTAAACTACAACACTGATCCAGATTTAGTAGTTATAGATGGATTTACCAATAAAATTGTTGGCGATATAATTTTAAACTATGATACATCGACAGCTAAAGTCAACATAATAAAGAATACAACAGGTTTATATAATGTCACTCCAAAGATTATAGCAGTAAATAACTCGAATAGTCTTGGCATAAGTTCCATTCAATACGAATCGTCAAATAAAGTTGCAAGAGCATATTTAAAAAATCAATTTAGCAATCCCAATGATTTCCCATTCAGTGTAGGTGAAAATGTATTAATTGAAAATGTCTCTGTAGCAGAAAAAAATAGAAAAGGATACAATTCTAAGAATTATGATTACTCTTTATTTCCCATTGTAGGAGTAAACACAAGTTTAGGTGGTTCTAATGCATATGTCGAGTATTCTTTAGAAGGAAAATTATTTGATATTACACCAGGAACTTTTGATTCTATAAATTCTTCTGGTCAGATCACTCCAGAAAGATTTTTACCAACTTTTAAAATTACCTTATCAAAAAATTCTTTTATTGTAGGAGAAAAAGTAAGTATTGGCCCAGAAAGTGTAGGAAAAGTATCAAAATTTGATGGAAAAAATGAATTTTTAACTATAGAAACAAAAGATTCATTTTTTGTGGATTCATTAATAGTTGGTAATACTTCAAAATCGCAAGCTTATATTAAAGAAGTTTTCGAAAGTGAAGATTTTTGTAAGATTGGTCCCTCAGCCATTGTTAAAAATGGATGGAATAAAGAAACTGGATTTTTAAACAACAATTTACAAAGAATTCAAGATAGTGATTATTATCAACAATTTTCATATTCACTCAAATCTGAAATTCCAATTCAAGAATGGAATGATGTGGTAAGTAATTTAAATCATACCTTAGGATTTAAAAAATTTAGTGATTTGATTATAAATTCTTCCCCAGAAGTTTCTGGAATCCAGACATCACAAGATAATGGATTTTTCTCTGCAAAATGCGACTTAAATAGTACGGTAGATGTTGATTGCATACAAGATTATGATTTAGTTCTTGAAAATAGTTTTTATTCAGATAATACACTAACTTCCGATGAAATTATATTCAATTCCATAATCTTACAAGATTATTCAGAATCACTTGGAAATAGAGTTTTGGTTGTAGACGACATCAGTAACGAGTTCAATACCTCAGTATCAAACACCTTTGTAACTTCATTTAATATCTAAAGTCAATTATGGCAACCAGTAAGGTAAGAGCAAAAAAATTTTTTATTGCAGTTAAAGATGATAGATTTGAAGATAGATTACAATCTTCTATTTTATCTGTCTTGAATGATAATGAAGAATTATATTTAAATCAATATGCCAAAATGTTTACTGAGGATGAACTAGGTAGCTTTGATATTGTAAAATTTGGGCGGCAGGCAGTTTTAGAATTCTATCCTTTGGATGGTAGAACAACGGAATATAATTATAGTTTTATATCATACGATACAAGACAAAATATTTTTGATTTTGGAACTTATAATTTTGGTAATGCCGTCAGTGTTAGAACCGACAATACTAGTGTATCTGCTGGGTCATCTTCTAAAGTTTATACCATATCAAATGATTTTACTTCTGCAAAAATTTTATTAGAAATCTCTTCTAGTTCAGATTCGCATTATGAGTATAATGAAATAAATTTAATTTCAGATGGATCTAATATTTCTTTTGTTGAATTTGGAAGAATTACTTCTTCAGAGGATTCATTTAGAAATGAAGTAGGAATTGGTACTTACGATGTCGTGAGCAATGGGTCTGACAAAGACATCATATTTTATTCTGATGTTAATGATATACTAACATGCAATGTTATTGGTGTTTCCATAGCAAATACTAATTTTACGGCGACAAGTTCAAGAGGACTAAGATACGCTGATGTCAGAGCAAAATATGTCCATATATCGTCTTCGCCAACTCCAATCCCTAATATAATAACAACATATTCTTCCAACTACAACATGGGGTATTTTATCGTCCAAGTGACCGATAATACCAATAATCAAATTCAATTGTCAGAATTGATGGTTCTTAGTAATGACAATGAAACTACAATAATTGAATATGGAAATGTATATTCTCAAGGTCCATTAGGAACATTTGATTCTAATTTAACTTCATCGACAGAACTTTTATTTACGCCAAATGCAAACACTGATGTATCAATCACTCTTTTACATCACACAGTTTCATATGCAGAATTTTCTTCTTTCCCACTATCAATTAATTTTAAGAATGCACAATTAACTACAGGAATTAGTAAATTTGAGTCTTCTAGCGATATATCACTTAAAAAAGATTTTAATTTAAATTATAAAAATACTCCGATATTTGAAAGTGGATTCAATGGATCTTCTGAATATACGAGTGCAAACCCATCTGGTGTTGATTTGACGAGAGATCTTGTGTACATACCAAATCATTTTTTTGTTAGCGGCGAAAAAGTTAGGTATGCTTCAGATTCTTTAAGTTTTATAAAAATATTAAATTCTCAAACTACATCTATTGCTGGAATTGGCACTAATATAATAAATGTGGCTTCCACTACTGGTGTTAGAGTAGATGATTATTTTGGTGACACATTTATAAAAATAACAAATATCAACTCAAATGCTATATCGTTAGCAAGTACGATCCCAACACAAATAAATTCTGGAGTTGCAGTTACTTTTTATGGTCTGTTTGAATCGGAAACACCTTCAAATACTTTTAGTCCAATTGGGATAGCGGAAACTTATATTTCAGGTGTTGGTGTTACAAATAAACTTAGTGGAGATCTTTATATTTATAAGTATGATAAAAAATTTGTAGGACTCTGCACTTCACCTATTGATGCATTATCAACTCCCCCAAATTTAATAAATTTAAATTCTGTGGGTCTTGGATTAAATCATTCAATTATTGCGACAGATCAAAATAATAAATGTATCATTACTATAGATAATATTGTACAGTCTCCAGTGGTATCTACCGCAGTAACTGCAATTCTTGGTAATGATATAGATTTAGTTGACAGCACTTTATATTTTTCTGGAATAGGTTCATTTTTTAGTGGAGATTTAATAAAAGTTGATGATGAAATTATGAAAATTTCATCGGTAGGAGTAGGAAGTGCCAATTTTGTAGAGGTACAAAGACCATTATTAGGTACAGTTTCAAATTCACATTTACAGAATTCTTTAATATCAAAATTAAAAGGAAATTATAATATTGTTAGAAGTAAAATTTATTTCGCCAGTGCTCCATATGGACCAATTTATGATAAAATTGAAGGCGATATAAACATAAGATCAACATTCCAAGGAAGAGTCTTCTTGAGATCTGGTATTCCAGACACAAATGTAAGCACTTATGAAAAAAATTATATCTTTGATGATTTGAGTTCGCAATTTGATGCGGTAGAGAAAAGTTTTACTTTAAAATCTAATGGTCAAAATATTACTGGATTTTCAACTTCAAATTCTATAATATTAGTTAATAATATATTTCAAAGTCCAGAAAATGATTATACTTTATCCGAACCTTCATCAAATACTCAACTTAATTTTACTGGTGCTGCAACCTCGGCACTTTATGACCCAAATAATGCAAGTGTTCCGAGAGGTGGAATAATAGTATCAATAGGTTCTAGTAGTGGATTTGGATATCAACCTCTAGTATCCGCAGGAGGAACTGCAGTAGTTTCTATAGCAGGTACAATTCAATCAATTAGTATAGGAAATAGTGGTTCTGGTTATAGATATAGTTCGCAACCCATTGTCAGAGTTGGGGTCCAAACTTCAAGCACTGGAACTCCAAACATACAATACATTGGTATTGCTTCAGTTGTTGGAGGTAATGTCGTTAGTGTTGCTATAACAAATCCTGGAGTGGGATATACACGATCAAATCCACCTCAAGTTATTTTTGATGAGCCACTATCATACTCAAATCTTGATCTCATATACTCATCACCTAACGGTGAAACCGGATCTCAAGCAAAAATTGATATCGTAGTTGGCCAAGGATCAAGTGTAATTGATTTTACGATTAGTAATTATGGTTACTCATATAAACAAGGTGATGTACTTACTATTGAGACTGGAGGATTGAGTGGAATTCCGACTGATACCACCAAATCTTTTAAACCATTTTCAGTTATAGTAGAGAGAACTTATACGGATAGTTTCAGTGGTTGGTCGATAGGAGATCTCCAAAAACTAGATGATATTGATTCTCTATTCGACGATTTCAGAAAAACATTCCCAATATCAGATAATGGAAACAGATTTGCAATAATTACAAAAGATGGGTCAGATATAGATTTAGAATCTGTTCTACTTATTTTTATAAATGATGTTCTACAAGAACCAAATGTTGCATATACTTTTAATGGTGGAAGTTTGATAACATTTACTGAGGCACCAAAAAGTGGAGATAAGTGTAGGATATTATTCTACAGGGGAACTCCAAATATTGATGTTGTTAATGTAGACATATTAGAAACAATCAAAGTTGGCGACACTTTAAACATAGTTGGAAATGATTACCAATTAAAAGAAAATACAAGGTTGGTTACTGATATTATTCTTCCAGATACTACCGAAACAAATCCTTATAATTCTATAGGAATTACATCAGATTTAGAATTTTTAAGACCAGTAAAATGGTGCAAACAAAGAAATGATACAGTAATTGGTGGGCTTGAGATTAACAAAAATAGAATAAGATATGAACCCAACTTTTTCCCTTCAAGTAATTTAATTCAATCAGTTAGTGTTGGATCTACTCAAATTTTTGTAGATTCAGTTAAAACCATATTTGATCCTAAAAATGAAAATATAAACCAAGAAATTATTAATAAAATTGAAATAATAGACAACTCTTTAGTTTCTGCTGCCGCAGCAACCGCTACAGTTTCTATTGGAGGAACTATACAGTCTATTAATATAAATGACAAAGGATCTGGATATAAAACAAATCCAACTGTTTCTATTCAAAATCCTGTGGGAATTGGATCAACCGGAAGAGCATCTTTAAGTGCTTCTATCATATCTGGTATGGTTACTTCTATTAATATTTCTTCCCCAGGATATGGGTATACATTTACTAATCCACCAATAATTCTTATAGAGCCACCAAAATTAACTAGAGAATACATTAATAATGTTTCTTATTTTGGAGACTTTGGAATAATTAGTGGAATTAATAAGGCTAGTGTTGGTGCTGCCACAACTGCTTTAGTTTTTGATTTGTACATTCCACAAGATTCTTACTTGAGAAATTTATCAATTACTGACCCAATTATAGAAGAAAGTGAAATAAAAGCGGGATATTACTTTAAAGTGTCAAATTCAAATGTTGGCAATGGTGTTACTTCATTGAGAAATGACGGCTCTATAATTGGAGTAGGCACAACTGGATTGGATAACATATATCAAGTTATTTCGGTGTCTATAGGAACAACTAATGTTTATGGTGTTGGCAATGCTACTGTCGCTAAAGTAACTGTTAGTGTCTCTGGTTACAATGGACTATCTGGAATTGGACATAGTTCATACTATGGTGATTATAGTTGGGGCCTAATTAATGTGGAAAAAGTTATGAATTCATTCTCTGTTAATAGTAATTATGGTGTAGTTGGACTGAATAGTACTCCTGTAATAAGAAGATATAATCAATTAAGAATTCAAAATTACAATGATCTGTAAAGTCTAATAAATAGAAAAAAAACTATAAATCAATGTCTGCGATTATAACAGATCAATTTAGAATATTAAGTTCTGAAAATTTTTTGTCATCTATTGGATCAACTTTCAATCATTATTATTCTTTTGTTGGATTGACCAATTCAACCGATTATAAAACGGATTGGGAAACTTCTCCGCTTGATCCTATAGATTCTTTTGACAATTATAATGATATTTGGGATACCATAATTGCACTAAAAAAAATAACTTCGGATGATGTCAGACAAGTTATAAGAAAAATAACCTGGCAATCTGGAAACACTTATGACATGTATAGGCATGACATAAGTAGAAATAACTTGTCCAAACCATCGAATAAGACAAGTTTATATGAGTCTAACTTTTATGTTATGAATAGTGATTACAAGGTTTATATTTGCCTTCATAATGGAACAGACCCAGAAAACCCAAATGGACGACCATCTCTTGATGAACCTACTTTTACTGACCTAGAGCCAAAATCTGCAGGCGTGAGTGGAGATGGATACATTTGGAAATATTTGTATACAATAAAACCTAGTGATATCATAAAATTTGAATCTCTTAACTATATGCCAACCCCCAAAGATTGGCTAACAAGTTCTGAATATTCACCAGTGAGAAATCACGCTGACCCTACAGTTGGTGGACAAATTAAAATAATTACCATTACAAGTAGAGGAAGTGGTTTATCAAATTCTTTAATAACCTATAGCAATGTACCAATTATAGGGGATGGATTTGGCGCTAAAGCTACAATTGTCATTGGAAATGATGGAACTGTAGAATCCATTAATATTACAAATGGTGGACAAAACTATACTTATGGAATTGTAGATCTGAGTAGTGCGGGAATATCTGGATTGGTTTTACCCACATTTGATGTAATTATTCCTCCACCAGGTGGCCACGGAAAAAATGTATATACTGAACTTGGTGCAAAAAATGTTTTAATCTATTCTAGAATAGAAAACGACAATCTAAATCCAGACTTTATAACCGGCAATAAAGTAGCAAGAGTAGGAATAATTAAGAACCCAGACTCATTTGACTCATCTACTACTTTAACTGCGTCAAAAGCAAGTAATGCATATGCAGTTAAACTAACCGGAAACTTTAGTTCTGCACTATTCCCAGCAAATTCTATAATCACACAAACAATACCAGGAATAGGAACTGCAGTTGGTAGAGTAGTTTCTTATGATAATAAAACTGGAGTTTTAAAATATTGGCAAGATAGGAGTAATGTTGGATTCCAAACTGGAACTAGTTCTTTAACCTTTTCTCCACAATTTGGATATAATTTAGTGAGATTTTCTTCATCTGGGGGAATCATTAATGGTAGCATAAATAATTTATCGGTGGACACTAGTTTTACAGGATTTAGTACAACTATTAATATGATGACATATAATCTTGGTCAATACTTCACTAATGGCATATCAAATCCAGAAGTTAAAAAGTATTCAGGAGAAATGATTTATATTGATAATAGACCATCAATTACTAGGTCATTAAATCAAAAAGAAGATATTAAAGTCATTTTGCAATTCTAATTAAAAATCATGCCCCAAGAAACTAATCTCAATGTATCACCTTACTTTGATGATTTTGATCCTGGTAAAGGATATTATAAAGTTCTTTTTAAGCCTGGATACCCAGTTCAAGCTAGAGAACTTACTACTTTACAGTCAATATTACAAAATCAAATTGAACAATTTGGCAATCATATCTTTAAAGAAGGATCTGTAGTTATACCTGGTAATATCGTTTATAAAAACGATTTAAATAGTGTTATTGTTGAGGATAGTTATCAAGGAGTTCCTTCTTATTTTTATCTCGATAGTTTATTGGGGGCTAAAATAAAAGGTCAGAGAAGTGGCGTAACTGCAACTATTGAAAATTACATCAGATCTGGAAATGGAGTTGATAGGACAACTGTATTTGTAAAATACTTAGCATCCGATTCAGAAACAAATTCCGAAAGAGTATTTTTAAATGGAGAAAATTTATTATTAGATCAAGATGTTGAGGTAATAGATCCTAATACAATAGATGATGAAGATCCCACAGAAATTTTAATTCAAAATGGAGAAGGATTTGCTACCGTTGTTTCTCAGAATGGAACTTCTTTGGGATCTGCTGTTTATCTAGAGGAAGGAATTTACTTTATTAGAGGTCACTTCGTAAATGTACCCACTAGTATTTTATATTTAGATCCATATTCAAATATTCCCAGTGCCAAAGTAGGTCTCAGAATATTTGAAGACATTAAAACAGCAGTTGATGATGATTCTTTATATGATAATGCTCAAGGATTTTCAAATTACTCAGCACCTGGTGCTGATAGATTTTCAATTTTTGCTAAATTAGATCAAATACCATTAGATTCTAATGATACCGAAAACTTTATCCAGTTATTAGAAATTAATGCCGGACAACTTATCAGTCAGGTAAGTAATTCTCAATATAATACATTAGCGGAAGAATTTGCAAGAAGAACTTTCAATGAATCTGGAAATTATTATGTAAACCCACCAATTGTTAGAGTTAATGAGAGTTTAAATAATTTTAAGGGAAATAATGGATTATTTGATGAAAATCAATTAACTTATGATGATAATATTCCAGATGAAAGTATTGGTACATATAGCATATCTCCACTTAAAGCCTATGTAAGTGGATTTGAAATCGAAACCATTAGTCCTACATTTTTAGATTTCCAAAAGCCAAGAGATACAAAGACTTTAACAGATCAAAGTATAAATTATTTTACTGGCCCAACATTAACTTTAAATCGAGTATATGGATCTCCTCTTGTTAGTATTGCTACGACTTATTATGTAAGTCTTAGGGATAGTAGAGTAGGAGCATCTCCAACTTCTGCTGCTGGAAATGAAATTGGATTAGCTAGAGTTTATGATTTTGCGTTAGAATCTGGTTCATATACAACATCAAATCCAAATGAAAATCAGTGGGATATTTCTCTTTATGATATTCAGACATACACAGAATTAACCTTAAATGAGCCAATAACACTAAAAACTCCAACTCACATTAAAGGCAAAGAAAGTGGTGCAGTTGGATACTTGAGATATGATGTTTCTTCTGGAATTGCAGTTACTGTTTATACAACAAATGGAACTTTTTCTCTTGGTGAAAAATTAATTTTTGATGGAATAGAAAATACAAGAGTAACTAAGTTAGTAAAATCTTATGGAATAGATGATGTAAAATCTTTGTATGGTATTGTTGGGAGTGCCTACACTTTTACAGCAGATACATTACAAACTCAATCAATTTCAATAGGTCAGGTAAGAGTATCGAATGGATCCTCTGGCATTAGCACAGTTACAACATCAAATACTTTCTTTTCAGGTGTCGTTGATGTTGGCAACTTAGTAGCATTTTCAAATCCAGGATTTTCTACAAATACTTTTGCTAGAGTTCTGTCAGTATCAGATAGATCTTTGACAATCGGTAGTGTAACTACTGTTGCTGGAGTGTGTGATGGATCTCTGCCATTATCCGATATAACACCATCAGACTTTAGAATAGTTGCAACATCTCTACAAATATCCGAAGATAACTCTCTATATACCGTTTTACCAAAATCATACATTTCAAGTGTAGATTTAACTAATTCACACTTAACAATCAGAAAACAGTTTAATGTAACAATAACATCAAACTCTACCGGAGTAATAAACGCAGCCGCTAACGAAACATTCTTACCATTTGATGAAGAAAGATATGTATTAGTAAGAGAGGATGGACAAACAGAATCTTTGAGTGCTGATAAATTTGTATTCACAAATGGATCAAATTCTTTGACTATAAATGGCATTTCTGGGAGTGGAAGCGCAAAATTAATTGCAACTCTTAGAAAAACTAATATAAGGTCAAAGATTAAAAATAGGAATAGAATAAAAACAATTATCATCGACAAATCCAAGTATTCATCTTCGGGTATTGGATCAACAACAATAAACGATGGACTTAGGTATGGAAATTATCCGTATGGAACTAGGGTGCAAGATGAAGAAATTTGCTTACTTGAACCAGATGTATCTACAATATATGGAGTATATGAATCTAATGATATCTCAACTCCGGATACTCCATCTTTAATATTAAACAATTTAACCGGACCTACAGGCAAAACTGCAGACCTTTTACTTGGTGAAGAGTTTATTGGAGAAAGAAGCAAATCTATCGGAATTTATGCAGAAAAAATTAATGATCTAAAGGTGGGATTTAGTTATCTGAATTCAATTTCTTTCATTGAAGGTGAAAAAATAACATTTAAAGAGTCTGGTATTACTGCTATTATTGTGTCTTCAGATATTGGAGATAATGATATTAGTTCCTCGTTCTTTATTGATTCAAATCAAAAAGAAACAATTTATGATTACTCTAAGTTAATAAGAAGAAAAAATACAAAGGAACCAACAAGAAAGTTAAAAGTAATTTTTGAATCTGCAAGTTTTTCTGCGTCTGATACTGGAGATATAACAACAGTAAATTCATATGAGCAATTTGGGTATGGTTATATAAGTAGTGTCTATGACACATTAAGAAACTCTGATATTATTGATATCAGACCTAGAGTTTCTCCCATTACGCCGACAGAAAATTCAAGATCACCTTTTGAATTTTTATCTAGAAATTTTACTGAATCTGGAAATTCCGCATCTAACATTTTAGCTTCAGATGAGTCTATTCTTTTATCATATTCTTTATATCTACCAAGAATTGATAAAATTATTCTCAATAA